ATCGCCCAGCGCACTGCCTGAGCGTCTTCCTCGGAAAGATCTCGGTTAGGGAACTCGCTTGTCGTCCAAGCGTGCCGGAAGTGTTCGTCAAGCATCGTTCCCCGTGAGGCTGCTGCGCTTGTACCTGAAGTCCCTTCATACTGCCCGCATAGAGCGAGCTTAGGGAGGGATGAGTGTCGTATTTTCATTTGTTGCGTTGTTGTTTTTGGGTGTGAATCATCAGTTGGATAGCGCAGTTTCGACTGCATGTTTTTGCGCACTTCCCGCCATGGAAGCGCATAGGAAACTTGTTTTTACAGATAGGACAGTCCAACAGAGGACGATCCTTTTTGTGAGCAGCTCCACCTTCTTTGAGGAGGGTAATCCGGCAGGCGTTAGAGCAACTGAGTTGCCTGTACTTGGGTGGATGGAACATCTTCCCGCAGCACTTGCACGCAATCGCTGGAGTCCTGCACTGGAAACACTTCTCGTAACCGCCGATCTTACGGATGTACTTCTCTCCACAGCCACAAGTCACCCACTCACTGCGAGGACCAGGCTTCTCGTCCTCGACGATATGCGGAGCACCCCGTTCAATCAGACCCTTTGCCATTGCAGCCCGGACCAGACTGGCTGCTTCTGCGAGTAGCGAGAGATTCTGGTCTGCGTCATCAGCTTCAGTTTTACTGAAGTCGTGCTCCCGAGTCCTAGCTGGTTTGCACCAGATAGGATTTCCGTTCATTGTGTGGCTCATTTTGTTGCAGTCAGAGCCCAGAGGTTGACTATGACAAGGCCGGCGACTGCGCAGGATTCAACGATGTCTGTCGAGTTAATCAAGACGACAAGATCGAGAATTAACAGCCCGGCGATTGTCGCCAGTTTCGCCGCCGTCCAGCGGCGCTTATTCGGAGGATGAAGCAGCCTACTTGGCCGCGAAGAGTAGTGTGATGTGCTCATTGCGGCGCTCACTGTAGCCAACCAAACGCGCTTTGCTAGCTATTTGTTGCACTTTTTTTAGCACGCTTTAAGGCGTTGAGTTCGCGGGCCTTAGGTCTTGGCTTGCTGGCATTCCGGCGAGCTGCTTCTGCTTTTTTCTGCGAAGTTTTGATGCCACCGAGGCGTCCAATCTCCCTGCAGTGTTCTCGAAGTGTCTTTTCAGGAGTCATGGCGTTCTAAACGGCTGATTTCACGCTCGATGTACCAGATTGCTTTGCGCAAGTCCTGCACCGGGTTGCCCTTTTTTTGGTGCCTTAGCAAGTATTTGATTGCATTGCCGATGCTACAGTTCTCGTGGGCACATATCTCGATGGCCTCGATGCCAGACGGATGACTGGTGTAGTGCGGTGGATGGTTGACTAGGTCCATCCTTGCAACCTAGCCTACCGCGCTTGGTTGTCAAATTTGGTTACGAAAGTTGTTTCGTTACCAAGTAGCAAGTGCCTCTGTTTCATGGGGCAAACTACGACCCGTCGCAGGCTCTCCCTGCGCACCATACGGCACTGTGTCACTACCCAACCAAACCTTGCTCGAAGAGAGTCGCTTCTTCGTCTCTGCGCCTGCGAAGTCCTCGACTATCGGGCCACAGGCGCTTCATGGCGCGAAACTGTTCAGGGATCTTGTCAAGTTCACCAACGCGCAGAAGTTCTTGGATGCGAAGCATCTCTTTTCTGCGGTCACCAGTGAGGCTTGCGCCACGGTTGAAGACCAGAGACACGAGTGCCGCAGCACAGTCGCCGTGAATCTCTCCCACTTGCGGATAAATGCGGAGCGTGCGAAGGAACCAGGTTGGAATGGTCACCTCTTCAAAGACTGCCATTGCAGCATCCCACGGGATGACTAAGTGCCTGACATGCGGGAGAATAACCTGTGCGTCCTTGCCCTTCCTCCCTGACACGCCCACAAGGGCTGCAATAGTGTTGGAATCCAAGTGTTGCGACCAAGCCCGGCTCGTGTCTGTTGCTGAAGTGTGGCCCAAGTCCCAACCGATTCCGATGGTGATTCCAGACTGTTCACCGGGCCACTCGGGATTCCTGTCATACTCGGCTTCTCCGCCGGTTTCCCATGCAACGATCGCCTTGATGCCCTTGGGTGACAGGTTCATTTTCTGAGGCTTCTGATGGTTTCAACGATCTTGAGAGATGTAAAAACGGCAGCGAGAAAGCAGCCAAGAACGCGAATCCACTGCTCGACTTCAGACAACGACAGAGCAAACGCCCCGATGTTGGCGAGGTTGACAACTGCCAAGTCAACAATGTGCCGGTGACTAGACACGAGCGATAAAAGTTGTTCCCGCTCCAGGAATCCTTGGGAGTCGTCCATTTTCATCGTAGATCCCACTGTACGGCGAAATCGTCGCAGGCGGAAGCCCATTTCCTTCAGTTGCTGCTGGTGGAAGAACTCTTTTTACGGGTGCCAGAATTTGCAGTCCGGCGGGAGGAGTTGCGCCTAGGTATCTTTCTTGCAGAGCGGGAATGCTTGGCACTGGTAGAACGGTCATAAAAGAATGAAATCCAAAGGAAGTTGAGAGCGATGCCGATGTTTAACAGTAGTTCGGAGTAAGGTGGAGTAGAAAACGTCAAAAGATTCCATAAGGCACCACAAACAGTGAGCGTTGTTGCCGCCTTGCAAAGAACAGCCGCCCAAGGACGCTTCCAAACTGCACTCTCAGAGTGTCCAAACACTCGAAAGATCAAGTGCAACGCAGAGGCTGCCAAGACCCCGTTAGCGAGTGCGTTTACTGTCGTGACGAGGTTCATCTGTAATCAGTTTAGAGCTGATGGTTTCAACTGCCCGGAGCCCGCAAAAGCCCAACAAAAATGCCGCTGCATAGGCGTACTGTGGCTCACCGTCCAGTCTTGCGAGCTTGAGGATGAGCGGAGTGACGTAGTTGGCTGATGCCGCGCCTCCAAGTAGGCTTGCAATGGTCCTTCCTAGGTTCTTGCCTGATTCCTTGCTAGACATCAGCACGGAGCCTGCAAAGCCCGCCAAGGCCAGTCCCAAGTCGATGCCGGCCCTTTTAAGCTCATCAATCATTTCTTCTCCTCTGGCTTTGTGTGAGAAGCCCCGTAGTAAAACGCCAGCACCGCCGAGAAGGCCGTGGAGAGGCTACCGATCAACAAGCTCAAGGTCGTACTTTCCCACAGCTTGAGGTCTCCCGTGAGCAGGCCAAACAGGATACCAAAGAAGCCGGCAGTTACTACGCAGGCCAGCACTGGCGGCACCCAAGAGCCTGTGGCAGTCTGCATCTTCCGTGCGCTTGCCCGGTCCTCTTGAGCCAGTCGCTCGGCGTCGATGCCAAGCTCTGCCATCCTCGTCTTGAGGTTAAGGTCAGCAGCCTGGAGTGCTGCCATTTGTTCCGCAGTCAGGTTACCCGAAGTAAGTGCACGCTGCACCTTGTCTGCCGTAGCGTCGGACATGCCCAAAGCCTTGGCAGCAGCTTCAACCGCAGCTCCTCCAAGCGGGCCTCCCAAAAGTGTCCCGATAGTCGGCAAAATGCTTTTGATCCAGTTCATTGTAGCAGTAGTGCCACAAGGATGACAGCAATGGAAGGCAGAACAAAGTCAAGCACACCTTTCAGCGTCCATGCCCTCAGTTCTAGCCCTCCAAAGTATGGCATGTTTGCCCTACGGCCATCGTAGTTGTGCTCGATGTTGCGGTACTCGGCCTGAGCGTATTCGCGCCCGATGAAATAAAAGCTGCCAGCAGCAGCACCTGCCCACCAGTCACCGCTCACAAGGCCGATTATGGCTTGCAAAACGAGAGCGATAATTAGGTGTGCTAGGTGGTTCATCAGTTTCTAGGATCAAACCAAAGGATATCCATGTCGATTGGGGGCGGGTCTTGCTTGGGTGTGTTACTCATAGTGTTATGCTCCGCGCTTGTACATTGCTGGTGCTGCTGAGTATGTCACCACAATGGTTGAACCAGTTGGCAACGTGTAAACTTGTCCTCCTGATGTGTAGGCAACAGTAAATCCGTTAATCTGAATCAAAGAAACAGTGCCGCCCTGAACGTAAATAAGCTGTGTGTATCCAGATGTGTTTTTGTAGGAAAACGGAGAAGTTCCAACAGTCATCACTGCATCTCCAACTGGATTGAACCCCAGATTGTTTTCAATAATCTTAGGAACATCTCCAGTAACATCTTGAATTACTGCTGTAGAAACAACTCCATCCGCATCATTTCCAATAGCAACAAACTTTGATGCAGTGCCGGAAAATGTAACAAGCCACGCTGCATACCAGTTGTTAATGCCTCTTCTATTTCTATTGAAACTGACATTAACGCTTTGTGCATTGTTTATTTGAATGCAACGTCCAACTGGTACGTTTTGGTCAACAAACGTGTTGTCAAAAATGTGAAAATCAGTGCAAGCAAGACCATCTACATTGATTCCAGTGCTTTGTCCTTGAAAAAATACACATGTCTCAATGAACACGCTTTTAATTTGACCTCCAACACCCATTGTTGGATTGGTGCTGACAAAATTTATTTGAGGAGATGTTGCCTTATTAAAGTACATCCCCGAAACGT